CCTTAAACCTTAAACCTTAAACCTTAAACCTTAAACCTTAAACCTTAAACCTTAAACCTTAAACCTTAAACCTTAAACCTTAAACCTTAAACCTTAAACCTTAAACCTTAAACCTTAAACCTTTGACTTTATTAATATAACAGAAAGCACTTACGAGTTTGCGTTACTACACTTTTATTCACGCTTACTCATAAGTGCCTGCGAGTTATGTTACATCCATAAACCTTCCTGTAGCTTAGTCTTGAGGAATGTTTGCATTTCTTTTAGGGTATCTCTTATTACTGCTGAACTATATGTATTTTTTGGATGGTTACTTTTTATCTTTCTTTCTATCTGAGCGTCTGTTAGTTCCTGCATCATATAGTACAGTATTTCTTTTTCCAGTTCAGATAGCTTTACATCTTGAAGAGCGTACTCCAAAGTTTCATAATAGTCCAGTTCCTCGTCTTGTATCATTTGTTTTTCTAATAAATTAGAAACATCAAAGTCATTTTTCGGAACGAACACCCTTTGCCGATCTCTGTATTCTCCTTTTATGTATGAATTTTTAACCCGGTAATTCAATTTTGTCTTAATATAACCGGGAAAGTCAACTGGGCCATTAATATCATATTCCTTAACGAGACGTACAAACTGTTCATTTATGTAACTCATTAATTCTTCTTGGGAAACAGGGTCCGGGAGATAGTCTTTATACTGGCTATATACACTCATCCGCAAGTTACGGTACTGGTGCATAAGCTTATCTACATCCCTTAGAAAAACACCTTTATTTTCATCTGTGTTTACCATAAACCGATTGCCATTTAAAATTTGTTCTTGCTCTTTATCCACGTTTCTTGCCATGCCTTAAACCGTTCCTTTCTGAGAATGGGTTATCTCCTTCTGTTATAACCTTTATTCCTAACCTCTTACACCATATGTCCGAGTAATGAATCGTATAAGGTACTTTTACTTCTTCACCGTTTAAATAACATATAGATTTACCCATAGCCCATCTGTTTCCAATATATTCAAATTCAACAATAACGGTTTGAACACTGTAGGAGTCCTTAACGTCTATTAAAACACGTTTGCCTTCCTTCATAGTTTTTTGTAGCTTTCTTTTAATATCGAGGTAAGGTTCAGGAGTTCGTGTATCTGTACTCTTTGTACGCTCTCTGTAATACATTAATGTATTGGCTATAATGTCGCCATGACTGTCTTTTCGCAACGTATTACCCACCCTTCTATAGTTGTGATAAGGATAAGGAGAAGGAGAAAAGGGAATCATCCCTTCTCACCACTACCATTAATTTCTTCTTGAACAGAGTTAATTAGAGCGTCAGCATCCGTTTTTCCTACAAGGTCAGGTACTTCTTCATCCGTTTCAGTTTCTTCTACTTCACTTTCGGCTTTAGGCGGGTAAACTTTATCAATCCACCCTGAAATGTCGAGGTGTTTGTTTTCTAATGCTGTGTACCCTTCAGGGAACTCTAAAGCAATAAGTTTGTTTAGGATTTCTTCACGAACAGGTTGTCCTTCTTCAGTTCTTAGCCATTCTACAAACAAGTCACGTTTCTTTTTATGAATTTCCCCGTTTTTATCTACATATTGGAAACTTTGCCCCGGTGCGTCTAGTATCTTAGCTTCTTTAGCCATCTCGGCAAGGTTATATTCATAATCAATACCATTATCGGAGATTAAGAATCCATCTGCAATTTGAAACGGTCTTGAAACTTTTGATTTACGAACATGAACGCCCATGATGTGACCAATCTTGTCCGCACCTCTTTTAATTGCTTGCTTCTTCTGGATTTCCAACCGTAAGCTTGCATAGTGCTCCCAAGCGTTACCACCCGGTACACTGTATGTGGGGAACATAGGGTTACCACCAATGTTGTCCCGAACTTGGTTAATAGCAATTAATAAAGATTTAGTTGAAGAAATCATAGGGGCTATTTTAGTAACAAATTGGGTAATAGCTTTTGCCCTAGCACCTACGTTTTGTTCCCCATACTCTTTATTTAACTCTACTTCTGAAGGAGTCTGACCAACAGAGTCCCAGATAAAGATTACAGGTACACCCGGGTAGCTATGCTGGAATACTGCTAACGTCTGTTCAATCGTTCTCCCAATTTCCTCTACTGTAAGAGCACCTTGTAGTCTTTCTTTATCGTCACTTAAATCAATATCTTTAGGTGGTTGCTTAACAAGTACTTTATTAACATCAATACCTAAATGTGATAAACGTACACGGTCTGCTGTACCTTCTACGTCAACCAAAACTACAATACAACCTAGTGCAACCGCTACACGTGCAGCATGGAAAGCTACGGTCGATTTTCCTCCTGAAGGCTTACCTGCAATTTCGATCATACGTCCAAAGGGTAAACCCCCACCAAGTACCTTATCAATACGAGGCAAGAATAAAGGTAAGCGGTCAAACACCATAGCATAATCAGAATCTCTAAGTAGTGTTAAACCTGCGTCTCCTGCCAATTCTTGAAGATTTATTTCTACAGGTTTTTTATTTGATTTCTTTGCCATACAATATGTACCTCCTAAGAGAGTTTTAAATTCTAATTTTCAAAGAGGTAGCCTAGCACGTGTTATGTATGCTAGGCTTCTCTCTGTTTTAAATATTTTCAATGAACTTTTAAACTTTACCACTTACCCAAGATTGCCTAATTCTTTTTCAAGCATTGCGTCAATGTTCATTAACCCATTTTCCTGTACTGCGTGTGCAGGCGTATCAGGTGTTTTTGGAGCAGGTGGCACATTGTTTACATTAGTATTTACATTTTGATTTGGAGCCGGTACTACTGGCTGATTAGGTACGTTGTTTGGGTTAAGCAGTGCCTCCATATCAGGTAGTGGGTCTTCTTTTAACTCTGTACCTTCTTGGTTCGGGTTAACATTCTGATTCTGATTCTGATTTTGATTTTGTTGCGGTTGAGCCACGTATGTATTAGACTGTTGCTGTTGTTGTAATGGCGGAACCGAAACATTTGGGTTTGTATTCTGATTAAACTGCTGCGGTTGCGGTTTCTGTTGTGCTTGTTGATTTGCTAAAAACTGGTTAGTACTAGTGTTAACATTAGCATTCGGATTTGGTACATTAGCATACGGGTTAACTTGTACTTGTGGTTCGGCTACACCTGCTGAATCCTTGTCATTATTATGACGGTGTGGTTTACGACCTTCTTTCATATCAATGAAAGCTTGAACCCATTGTAACCCATTTTCTAGTCTTTCTGTTGGTACTGCTTGTGCTTCAAGGTCTTCTAATTGAGACTCCCAACCTTGTCCTAAAGGAGGCAACTGAATGTTGGTGTATACTTCTACCGGGTACTCCATTTGACCTTTGGCTGGTTTAGAGATTTTAATTGGTGACGGATGGTTAATGTCCATGAATGACATTTCACTACCAGACACGTTATACATTCTATCTTGTAACTTACGAATCAAGTTTGCATAAGCGGACTGTGGTAGTTCAAACACACGTACTACCAAGTTACCTTGTTGGTCACGTTCCTGCACAAACTGTTGTGGGTTTGCAGGGTTTTGTACAATCCGTACTGCGTTTACAATGTTCAGTTTACGTGGTGTTGTTTGACCACCGAAACCATTTGGAATCATACCTTTAGAAGCCCATTCAGTAATCTTAGGGTCTAGTACACCTGCTGGGTTTGGTTCAGGGTCTAAAGTAAAACTGGAATGAAACTGTTTACCTGTAGAACTTGTTGCAGTTAAAAACACTTTACGTGTTGGAACAGCAAAAGCACTGTACAGGTCGGCAGACGGTAGAATCTGTACTAACAAGCTTGGTTCATCTTTTGTGAAATACAGACGTTTATGTTTTGTTTCTGGGTACTTAACCCCTTCATTATTATTGCTTTCTTCAAGACGTTTTTGCTCTTGATTTATAATGTCAAGAAAAGACATAAAGCACATTCCTCCTGTTAGTTAAATATTTTATTATGATAGTAAGGGTTAAGGTTTATTCCCTTACTCTGTAAACACTGTAACATATCGTGTAACATTTTGTCAACACTTTTATTCAAAATTTTATAGCTTTAATTTCCACCAAATGGATTCTTTTCAACTTCTGTTCCTGCTTTGTGACCATACACTTTATTTTCAATCACTTGTTTACCATAAGATTGAAGCATATCTTTCCTTTGTTCGTAAGCCTTAACAATTCTGTTTACTCTGCCTACAATGTAATTATAATAGTTAAGTTCATTCATAGCCCTTTCATACTCGGGTTGGCTCTTTATGTAAGCTTCTACCATATCCTTTGTAGGCTTATTATTA